GAGTTCCTGTGCTGTTGTCTTTTAATAAAAAGCTACTTCCTTTTTGTACTGCCATTTTATTTTCTCCTTATTTATTTTATTTTAATTATCATAAACTATAGCTCTAAATCGCTGTAAACCATGCGATGTCAAGCCATCATTTTCTTTAATTACATCAGAAAATTCAAATCTTAAATTAACAAGACTTGCTCCTGTAACACTTAAACTACTCTCATGTAACAAAGCATAAATTCTGCTCATAATTTCTTTAACTTCCTTACTTCCTCTATACCTTGAAAAAGTATGAATGACAAGAGTATGTTCATTACCTTGTAGTGTTTTTGTGCCATTATCCAAAGATGTTTCTTCTCCTACCTTTACATAGGGAAAAGCTGTATTTTCAGGAACGAAATCATACACATCTGTAACTAAATTCTGTAGAGTAGAATCACCATCTAAAGCATTAAAAATTGATTTCTGTAGTTCTAAACTGTGATCACTCATTATTTACCAAACTTATCTAAACTTTGTTTAATTTTTTGAAATAATATTTCTGCTATTTTAGGTTTGCTTTTTTCTGAAGCTGGAAACATAAATGGTCTTGCTAACATTTTACTTGTTCCATATTCTAAAAATTTACTGTATGATGCTTCGCTTCTAACCTCTACAAAATCTTTTTGGTCTTTAACTCTTATATTGCTTACTAAAAAACCTGTATCACTTGCTGGTGCTTCTCCAGGTGCTGATGCTTTATGTGTTCTTGTTGGGTTATATTTTTTATAAGTTTTTCCTGATTTAGCACCTTGTTGAATACTTCTTATAGCTTCACCTCTAATTAATTGTCCACCACCTAGCAATACTTCTTGCATATCCTTTTCTAAATCTTCTTTTACTTTTTCAAGAGCTTCTACTGCTTTTTCTATACCTGTAAATTGAAACTTAATATTCATTAATTACCTACATTTTCTGTTGCTACTAATTTGATATATCTATCATACTCATTGTCATTCTCTATACTTTTAATATCAAATGTTCTTGAATCAAATAATATTCTCATAGCTGTTGATATGTTTGCTCTATATCTAATTGTAAATTCAAAATCTTGTGGATTATTTATCTTTTCACCACCCTGTTCATTAAATACTTGTTTTGCTGATTTAGGTTTAATTTGTGCAAAAGCTGTAATAAAAGTTGTATTAGCTCTAGTAAATCCACCAAAGTTATCTGCAGACAATACATTGTTTTGGATAGTAATTTTGTTTCTTAATTTACCTACAGGCGAAACACCACTCATGCTATCCTCCTAATATACTGTTTAATCTTTGTACTTTGTATGGCTGTAATAAGGCACCTATTGTGTAAGGTATTGCATTTACAGATAAACTTGTAACAGCTTCTCTGTTTTCATAAAGATGTGTAGTCAATAATTTAATTGCTTGTACTATTGGTTCAGGGACATCACTTGCTCCACCATAACCAGTTACATATTTTATTTCATATGCGTTTGCATTTCTTGTTTCTGATACTGTAGGCCAACTAGAACCTGTTTTAAGAACAACTCTAGCTTGATCACTAATTGTATCTACATAATAATTAGTTGCGGCAAAGGTTGATGCTGTATTATCATTATCATAATATTTAACATGAGTAACAGAAGTTACTGGAGGTTTAGGTAATACAATAAAATTAGAATTGTACTCTAAATCAGGAGCTGTAAATACTCCCTCTTGTAATTTAATATCGCTATAGAAAGGTAATCTATCTAAAAAAAGACTTAATGTTTGAGTTGTAATAGCTCTATTGATATATGTTTCTATTACATTTTGTGAAGCTTTAATTAGTTCAGCAATTAATGTATCATCATCGCTAAAATCAACACGCATAAAAGATTTTTGGTCAGAAGTTGCAACTGCTGATGTAGTCCAAGCTGTATCAATTTTAAGTCCTGACATTTTAATCTCTAATTACTATTTCTTCTTGCCCATTACTTTTTTAAGAATTTTTTTAACTTTTGTTTCTTTAGGTTCTACTATCTTTTTTTCTATTTTAGAAACTGCTTTTTCTGCAATTCCTCTATCAATCCATTTAGTTCCTAATTTCATTTGCCACTCTGTATCAAAAGTATATTCTTGATCTTTCTTATAAACCATAGTTGATCCACCAAGATCGTCAGCTTTTGCAACATGATCTACTTTCATTTTTATTTTCATATGTACTCCTTTTTAAATTTCTATTTTCAAGGGGGAAATACCAAAAGGTAAAATCCCCCTCAAATTTTATTTATTATTGATTAGCTTGTGATGAAGTAGGACCTGAAAGAGGTCTTCCTTTAACACCAACTACACCAAACACAGTACCAGTTCCATGAGTACCACTAAAGTTTAAAACTACTCTAGAGTATCTTTTGCCACCTACATAACCGATTGCGTAAACTGCATTACAGTCGCCATCAGCATCAATAGTTTGCCATAGACCATTAGTACCTACAGTTCCACCTACAACATCTGTATTAGATGTTACATCTGTAAAAGATGAGTTGTCATCAGAATGTTCTAATTCAATCTCAACTTTATCAGTTCCACTAAATGTGATTCCAGGAGCTCCTACATTAACTACATGAGTTACTGCAGAAAAACCATTAGAATCAACACCAGTACAATCTGTGTCTGCGTCTTTTACGATAGCGTTTAATGATTCATCAATCGCTATCCCACTTTTTCCATCGTATATTGACATTTTATATTCTCCTATAAATTATAATTACTGAATAGTAATTGTTGTTATTGCTTCAGGTAATATAACTTGTCCACCAACACGTCTTCTAGCAATGTATCTTACATTTCCAGCAGATGCTTGTGTGAAAGGATCTCTCATAATTGATAAAGAAACTCTATCAACAATCATATATCCTCTTCTGTAATCACCAAATAATACTGGAACAGTACCATCAGCAATATCAGCTAAGTCAGACGCTTCTACAATTGGATGTCCAAGTAAACTTGAACCTACACCCATTTGGTAAAGACCTGGTTGGAATAAGTATTGGCCACTTGTGTCTTTCAGTTTTCTAATTGCTGAAAGTGTTGATCTATTAAACATCCAAGTAGCATTTCTCATGTACTCAGATTTAATATTGTGTGCCGCACCAATTAAGTCATCTGCTGCAAGAGCATCATTAGCTGCTGTAGTTATATTATTACCTGCATTATTAATTAAACCTTGAGGTTTTCCAACAGAGTTACCTGAAATAAATGCGTTTCCTTCAGCTTTTGCAAATTGCTCTACAAACTCTGCATTCATTTCTGCTTCTAAATTGAAAACTGAATCTTCAAGTTCTTGTTCAGAAATATCTACTAAAGCATATAACTCGTGAGCTGGAATTTCTTCCAAACCAACAGCATATCCTGCAGTTTCTGATCTTGTACCTTGTTCAGCTACCCACTCGGCAGAGAATGTACCAGTTCTTTTTGGAACTTGAATACTTCTTTGTCCAGTTGATCTAACTCTAGCTACTGATCTTACTGGGCTAAATTCAATAATACCTTTGATTATTTCTCTCACATATTCAGGTGGAGCTAAATAACCAGCAGTGTTATCATTAGACACAGTTAAAACTTTAACTTCATCAGGTGATAAGTTTTCTTTACCTTTTCTCATCCATTTATCAAATACTTGTCTTTGTTTTGATTCAACTGGTGAACCTTTTCCAAAGTCTGGTCTTGATACAATAGTCTCTAATCTTGCCATTGCTTCTTGATTAGCTTTTTGAGATTCAGATTGAACTTTCATATTCTTTTCCATATCAGCAACTCTATCTAAATCTTTTTCAATTTTTGATAGTTTGTCTTCTGTGATAGGATCAGAGCTACCTTTAGCTTCAATCTGTTTTAATCTTTCATCGTTAGTTTCTTTGAAAGACTCAAAAGTTTTACCAAGAGTTTCAACTGCAGATTTTACTTCATTATTATCCATAATTGTTTCCTTTTAGTTTTATTGTTTAAGTATATCAGCCACTTTATTAATTAAAGTTGCTAACTGTTTATTGTTATCACCAGCATCTCGCTGTGATAAAGATTCAGATAATGCTTTTGCACCAATCTTCGCCTCTGTCCGAGAAAGACTTCCTACCTCTCGTAAGATTTTCTCCCACTCTCGAATACTTTTTTGACTTGCTTTAACATTCTCAATTAAAGCTCGTTCATTCATTGGAAATGTAACTAAACTTATTTCCATTAGATCAACTTCTTTAAGAGTTCTTGTTCCTCTCTTATTTTCGTTGTATCCTTGTTTATCAGGGTCTGCTCTAAATCCTATAGACATTCCATCTAAAGCACCCATCTTTAATAATTCATATGCTTCTCTACCTTTTTGAGTTCCCATTGCTAATCTACCTTTTACGAATAAACCTTTTTCATCTTCATACATGGTTTCAAATATTCCAATAGGTTCATCTGTTTTATGTTGATATAGTAGTTTAACTTTTGAAGCTGGTCTTTGTTCTAAAGATTTTGTAAATGCACCTTTCTGCATAATGTCAGAACCTTGATCTTCATTACCAAATATAGAACCATAACCTGTAAATGTACCTTTATCATCATTAGCTTTTACTTCTGAATGAAAAGTTAATTTTTTAATTTCTGTATCACATTGACAAATACCATCATCTTGACAAACACAAACACTTTTCTTTTTAGGTTTCTTGTGATATTTATCTTCTTCTTCTTCATCACCATATCCTTTACTAATTGCTTCTTCATAAGCATCATGTGTTTTACATGGCATAAATATTGTTTTTCCATTTTTATCCATAGAGTGTGTACCTACACAACCTATCTCTTTTGCTTTGTCTAAAGCGTCTTCTTCGTTATTAAACATATCTTCAGCTCTTGCTTCTTTTTCCATTTCATCTTTTGGTTTTTTTTCTTTTGATGAAATAACATCTGTAAGTGTCTTAATAGCATCACCCATTGTTTTCATATCATCCATTGTATATTTCTCCTTTTTATCATTTTCATATTGTGTGCTACAGACTGCTAATCTTTGAGTAGCTTTTGGATATTCAGAAGTAGTCTTATCATCTGACATACATCTACTCATAAAATCCTCTCTTGTTTCTTTATCATTCGGTTTTACTAATGGCATTATTTTTTAAACCTACCAATAATATGTTGATCTATTTTTTGCCATAATTGGTCTAACAAGTTATTAATTCCGATATACTTTTGAATTGCTATACCTGATGCTAAACCTAAAAAAAAAATTATAATTATTTCCATAATACTACCTCTACAAGAAATCTGGCGTTGTGTAAATAGATACGCAACGACAATTTATCGTTTCTCCTGGAGAACCTGCTGGATCACCTGGATATTTTAATCTATCACCACCTACAATAAAAGGTTCTTCTAAACCTACTTGTTGCCCTGTTGCCGCTATATGAGTAGCTCTTGTTCTACCATCAGCTACTGCAACCCATTCTTTTTTAGTACCAGCTATACCCATGTTTTCAGCGACCATTTCATTGGCAAAACTAGCAGTTCTATGTACTTCTGTTCTAGCAATTAAATTAGCACGAAGTATACCCATTCCTACTATAGCATTTCTTAACTCATTACCAGTAGAATTTATACCCTCACCATTACCTAGACTATTGTTAATAACATTCTGTATTTTTAATTTTGTACTATCATTTATACCTACAACTAAAGTTGCAACATTATCATTGATATATTT